GTGGAAACATCCGTGAGATGCACCAGCCACTTGCAGTAGGCAAGATGGTGTCTTTTAAAGAAGATAAGTATTTTGATCCAGAATCTAAGAAATTTTATTCTGGTGTTTTTGTTTCAGCATACGTTTCAAAGGGCGCACAAGACACTTGGGAAAAGGTACTTGATGGAACACTAACTGGTTTTTCAATCGGGGGACGAATGAATAAGTGGGACGATGCTTATGACGAGAAGTCAGATAAGTCAATCCGTGTTATTAAGCAATATGATCTTGTTGAGTTGAGTCTTGTCGATTCCCCAGCAAACCAGTTTGCAAATATTGTCTCTGTTGAAAAGGTTGATGGAGTAAATGTCATCAAGGCAGATGAGACAGTACTAGAGAATGTTTTTTATGACAAAGAGGCTGGACTTGTTTTGGTTTCAGAGAATGAGTCAGAAACAAATCCATTGACAGGATCACAGATGGAAAATATAGGTTTCGTTGAAAAAACGGATAACGAAAAAACAAACATGATAAAGTTCTTAGTTGATAGTGCTAAAGGCATTAATACTTCTAAGATTAACAAGGAGGTCAATCCTATGACAGAAACAACAAACGAAGTAGTAGAAGAAATCGTTGAGAAATCAGATGCTACAGTTGTAGAAGCAGAGGTCGCTCCAGAGGCTATTGTCGAAGAATCAACAGATGCAGAAAAGGCTATGAAGCCACATGCAGATGAAGAAACTCCAGCAGAAGATGCTAGCGAAAAGCCAGCAGATGAAATGGAAGAAGACAAGGCAAAGAAGTCTGACGATGTTGCAGCAGTAGTTGCAGATATCAAGGACAATCTTACAACAGCCTTTAGCGATCTATTATCAACAGTCAAGTCCTTGCAGGCAGAAGTAGAACTTCTTAAGTCTACAAAGGTCGATGTTGATGCAGTAAAGGATTCATTTGAAGCAGTCGCAAAAGACATTGCTTCAGCAAAAGATGAGTTCAGTGAATTTGGTAAGCGTGTAGATGCTGTAGAAGCGGATACTGCTTTCCGAAAGTCTGGTGATCTCGGTGAGATTATTCAGGATCAACCTGAAATGGTTGAAAAATCCCTATGGGGCGGACGTTTCCTCAAAACAACCGATCTATTTAGTTAGAAAATCACTTGGAGGTGAAATAAATGTCAGAAGAAATTAAGAAGAATCAGCCAGGTACATCTGGTAACATCGGTGGAACTGCACCAGGACTCTATCAGGGTCAAGGAGCATTTGCATCAGGATCAGATACAGCAGCAAACGTACCAGGTAACTACACTGATGGTGGCGTACTAGGAAACATTCCTACAGCACTCTCAGGAGTAACATCAGGACCAAATGCAGTAAATCCTTCAGGTGAGGCCGCTAGCGGAATCCTTCGCCCTGAACAAGCACGTCAATTTATTGATTACGTGTGGGATGCAACTGTACTCGCTCAAGACGGACGTAGAGTCACGATGAGAGCAAACACCATGGAACTTGAAAAGGTAAACGTTGGTGAGCGTGTTATTCGTTCGGCTGCACAAGCAATCGGAGATTACACAAACGCTGGAGCAACTTTCTCAAAGGTAGAACTTACAACAAAGAAGATTCGCCTTGACTGGGAAGTCACAGCAGAAGCACTTGAAGATAACATCGAAGGTGCAGCACTTGAAGATCACATCGTTCGTCTTATGACAAACGCTTTCGGTAACGACATCGAAGATCTTGCTATCAATGGTACAGGAGACTCTGACGACGGAGCATTCCTTGGTATCATGAACGGTTTCGTAAACCGTGTAAAGACTGAAGGAGACGCTCACGAATCAGTAGTAACTGTTTCAAACGGTGGATGGACTCCAGAAGTTATGCAGAACATTATCCTAGCAATGCCACGTAAGTACCGTGCACTTAAGAATAACCTTAAGTTCTACGCAGGTACAGATGTGTTCCAGGGTATCGTTAAGAACAACGGTACACTTGCAGATGCAATCGCAGAAGCATTTGGATCACACGCTGGTGCAGCAGGTACACCTGCTAACCGTCAAGCATACCTTGATGGAAATGGACAGACATTCGGTGGAGCACGTACAACTCGTGTCCTCGGAATCGACGTACAAGAAGTTCCTTACTACCCTGCAGGATATGTCGACTTGACATTCCCACAGAACCGTGTATGGGGCTTCCAGCGTGACATCACTGTTAACCGTGAATACAAGCCAAAGAAGGACACTGTAGAATATACAGTCTTCGTTCGCTTCGGTATTCAGTGGGAAGAACAAGATGCCATTGCATGGGCTGACGCTGCATCAGATGCATAATCTGTAACAGTAAAGATTTGGGGGAGTAGGAGTTAACGCTCCTGCTCCCCTTATCAATTTAATGATATAATACTATTTAGGAGGAATAAAAATGGAAAATTTGAATAATCCAGTTGAAGAAGAAAAGATTGATGCTCCTGTTGAAACTGCTGAAGCACCAGTTGTTGAAGAAGTAACTCCAGAACCAGTACAGGTTGAAGAGGCACCAGCAATCGTTGAAGCACCAGAAGCAGTAGAAGAGCAAGCAGTCGTAGGAACAGATGCTTTCGCTCCTTCAACAGCAGAAGTACAAGCAGTTGGATCAGTGGCAGACGGAGCAATCGGTGTTGCTACTACTCCACGCCCAGCAAAGAAGTCAGCACCTTCCAAGAAGAAGGTTGCTCAGGAAACTGTAGCACTACATTCTACAAAGAATGTTACTTGGCCAGGAGTCGGAAAGGTCTACTCAGGATACAATGTTGTAGACAAGGTTGCTGCTGATCAATGGCTTACTCGCTCACACATCCGTGTGGCAACACCAGAAGAAGTTGCAAAGGCATTCGGTAAGTAACAGATGGAAGTATTGAGAGTTCCACCATATCCTTTAACAACAACATGGACACTGCCCATACCAAACTATGAGTATATTGTCTATGTTGAGGATTTGGTGGACCACTCAGTAGAAGAAACAACTATATCTTCAGATGCAAATGGCAAACTTGTTTATACGCTGCCATTGGCCAAGGTACAGTATGACAGAAACTTTTTAATTAAGTTCTACGATACAGAACACGAACATACTCTTTATGAAGAGAACCTAGACATAGTAAGACCATACATAGACCCAGCAAAACTCGGATCAACAGCATCTGAGATTCAAGAATACAAGACTTTAGAAATGGTTGCTCGTTCTATTATTGATACAGTAATCACAGATGGATTTTACAATAGCAAGCACATAGTTCAAAAAGCAGCAGATGGGTCAGACTACTTCTCAATTTGGGAAAGTGTAAACAAGGTGCTAAAGGTTTATGAAAACAATGAACTTATTTATGATATTGACACACCAGAAACAAATCAGTTTGACTTCAGGGTAACATTTGATAACTCTGCAATTGAAAGAGTTATTGCAGAAAGATTTAATAGATCCGAACAGGGTGCACAACAATATCC